GGATGACTATCTTAGTGGATCTAATGTATCTACTAAGGTCGAACTTCTACGCATAATAAAAGGAGAAGGAATTCAACAAACAATAATAATAGATCCTAATACTAGAATTACAGAAGAAGGAATTATAAGAATTACAGAAGATTCATTAATCAGATTTATAGAATAATTATGTCAACAAAAATATCAGATTTACCAGCAAAAGGTAGTGCAATTGATCCAACAGATTTGCTAGAGATAGCAGAAGTATCAGGAGCCATTTATGTAAGTAAGAGAGTTACAGGTCAAGATATAATTGATGCAGCTAGTGGAGGTAGTCAGGATTTACAGCAAGTTACTGATAATGGAAATACAACTACAGACGATTTAATTGTTACTGATGGAAGTGGGGAAGGTTCAATTATAGGACAGACTATTATAGTAACTCAAAATACTGATAATGATAGTTTTGCTTCCATTAATAACGATGGTAGTTTAAGATTACAGGGAGATGGAATTACAAGTCAATTAAAAAACACAAACGTAACAAATTCAGATGTTATTCTTGAGTTCCCTGACAAAGCAACTGGTAGCTACACAATAGCAACTACAGCTGACTTAACAAGTGGTACAGTTACAAGTGTTGACTTGACTATGCCTTCTGCATTCACAGTGACTGGTAATCCAGTAACAACATCAGGCACATTAGCAGTTGCTGGTGCTGGGGTTGCAACACAATATATCAGAGGTGATGGTCAGCTTGCTAACTTTCCAACAACAACTGGAGGCGGTGCATCTGTCAGCTACTACCTTAATGGCTCAGTAAGTCAAGGTACATTTGGTGGTGTTGCAATGAAAGAAATAAATAAGACACCAGTCATAGGAGCTGGCACAGATTTCACAATAGCAGCTAATGGATATATTCAGTCATTCATTACAGATGCTAATGATCCTAATCAATTAGAGATACCAGCTGGAAATTGGAACTTTGAAACTTATTTTAGTGCATCTAGTTCTGGTGGCACACCTTCATTTTATGTAGAGCTCTACAAATGGGATGGTGCTACATTGACATTGATAGCATCTAACTCAACCAATCCTGAAGGCATCACTGGAGGCACAGCAATAGACTTATATCTAACAGCATTAGCAGTACCACAGACTACACTAGCATTGACTGATAGATTAGCTGTGAGAATCTATGTCACTCATAGTGGTAGAACAATCACACTTCACACAGAAGACAATCATCTTAGTCAGATAATAACTACATTCTCAACTGGCTTAACAGCATTGAATGGATTGACAGCTCAGGTACAGAACTTAGCAGTAGGTACAAGTGGCACTGACTTTGCTATCAGTTCAGCTACATCAACACATACCTTTAATCTACCTACAGCATCTGCTACTAATAGAGGTGCATTGAGCTCAGCTGATTGGACTACATTCAATGACAAGGTGGCATCAAATACAGCAATTACGGGAGCAACAAAGACCAAAATTACTTACGATGCAAAAGGGTTGGTCACAGCTGGAGCAGATGCAACAACGGCAGATATAACAGATAGCTTAAACAAGCGTTATGTTACAGATGCAAACTTAACTGTAATTGGAAATACAAGTGGAACAAATACAGGCGACCAAACGTTCTTAAATCCAAGAGTTCAAACGGTTAGTTCAAGTGCAACGGTTACAGCTACAAGCACCAATGACTTAGTGACTATCACAGCTCAAGCAGTAGCTTTAGCACTAGCTAACCCTACTGGTGCATTTGTTGAGGGACAATCTTTGATTATAAGAATTAAAGATAATGGAACGGCAAGGTCAATAGCATACGGCACTAATTTTAGAGAAATAGGAGTGACCGCACCAACAACAACGGTGGCAAATAACACTACTTACATAGGTTGCATTTATAATAGTACAGATACTAAATTTGATATTGTAGGAGTATGTACAGGAGCCTAATTTCTTTGATGCCAAAAGTACTTGTAGTTCCAATAGTATCAGATGCTGATGCTCAAGCTTTTTTAAATGCTGCCAACATTACTAGTGGAATACAAGCAAATGCTATTAACAATTTAGTAATTGCATTGAAAGGTTATTCAATTTGGACTAAATTCAAAGCTATCTATCCAATAGTTGGTGGGAGTGCTTCAAGTCATAAGTTTAACTTAAAAGACCCAAGAGATTTGGACGTAGCATTTAGATTAACTTTTTCGACTGGAGTAACACACTCAAGCAATGGAATGGTAAGCAATGGAACAACTGGATATGCTAACACATTTTTAAGTGCTCCTAATATTACTTTATACGATGCACATATTTCTTTTTATAGTAGAACGCAAGTTTTAGCAACTAATAATAATGAAGTTGGTTGTGCAAAGTCACCTAATACAAATCAACTATTTTCACTTTCAATAACAAGAAATACTGGTATTGCAAGTGCGTGCCATACCTCACAAGCACTTTCAACACATATAGCACTTGCACCTGGTCAAACATCATCACAAGGGTTATTTATGAACAACAGATTAGGAGCTAATGCTACTGATTTAAAAGTAATTAGAAACGGCACTGTATTAGCAACGGCAACGACTAATGGAACTAATATTACCACTAATTTACCAAGCGTTTTTATTTTAGCCTTGAACAATTTCATAACCGCAAACAACCCTGCGTTTTATTCAACAAAACAATGTGCATTTGCATCAATTGGTGACGGTTTAACAGATACAGAAGCAGCTAACTTTTACACAGCGGTTCAAGCATTTCAAACAAGTTTAGGCAGACAAGTATGATAGAAGGTAGAATAGTAACAACAGAAACAGCGGAAAGTCTACAAGGTGTATTCTTTGACTCAGATACATTCTTTAACTTTGTGCAAGATATTAATGAAGTATATTTCTTATTTTTGAGCAGTTCAGATGAAGTTGATATTGCACCAACTGAATATGCATATTTATTAGAAATTCCATTGAGTGAATACGTACCACCAATAACACCAACACCCCTAGACTAATGGCAGAAAAATCAGTAGTATTCTCACTTAAGGTCAACACTGGTAATAGTGTTAATGACATCCAAGCTATGGATGCAGCTGTTAATGAATTGAATCAAGATTTAAAAGCAACACAAGCAACAGCTTCTGATAATACTGGCATAGATAATTTTGACCAGAAAATCCAAGAACTGAATGCTAGAGTAGAAGCTGGTGGACTCACTATGAGAGAGTTGACTAGAACAATGAAGGAGTATCAGACTTTAGCATTGCAAGCTGGTGATAAGAGTCCAGTAGGTCAACAAGCAATTAGAAATGCTGCTCAATTAAAGGATCAGATTGGAGATTTAAAAGCTCAGACTACAGCTTTATCATCTGACTTTGTTGGACTTGATACTACATTACAAGGAATAGAGACTGGAGCTGCTGCATTTCAAGGTATACAATCTGCTGCTGCATTAGCTGGAGTTGAGAATGAGAAATTAGCAGAGACAATGGTTAAGCTTCAAGCTGTTCAGGGCCTTGTTAATTCTGTTAGTATTATTTCAAACAACTTGAATAAGGAGTCAATCTTAGGTCTACAGTTAAGAAATGGACTTGAAAAGGCTAAAGCATTTATATTAACAGGATCTATTGGTGCAACAGCTGGACTAGCAACAGCAGAAGGTGGATTAACTGTTGCAACTAATACAGCAACATTTGCAACAAAGGCATTTAGAGCAGCATTAATTGCTACTGGTATTGGAGCTATTATTGTTTTAATAGGAACTTTGATTGCTAATTTTGATACAGTAAGTAAGGTAGTAATTAAACTATCAGGTTATGTTGTTAAAGCTTACGACTACTTTGATAAATTAGGTGTTGGAGTTAAAGTTTTAATTGGAATATTCTTTCCATTTATAGGGGTTGTTTATGCTGCAATCAAAGCATTAGAATACTTCAATGTCATTGATAACAAAGCAGAACGTGATCAAAAAGCAAGACATGAAGCTCACATGAAGAGAGTAGATAAATCTCTTGCTAAACAAGCTGAACAACGTAAAGCTAGGGAGGATGCTTATAATGCTGAAGATAAATCATTAGGTAGACAAATTGCATTATTAGAAGCTCAAGGTAAAAGTTCAGATGCATTGGTAGAAAAGAGAATTCAAAATTCTATTGAATATCAAAAATCATTATTAAAAGAACTTGAATTAAATGAGAGAATATTAAAAGCTACCAATGCAATGGGAGTAAATGATGAGCTTATTGCAGAAACAAAGAAATCAATTCAAGAAACAACTGATGCTATTTTAGATGCTGAGAATCAATTGGATATTAACAAAGCTAACATTGATAAAAAAAGGTCTGATAATAATAAAAAAGCAAATGAAGATAGATTAAAAGAAGAACAAGACTATAATAAAAAGCTTACTGAATTCTTTGATGCAATTGAAGCTGAAAGACAGTCTAAGATTACAGATGCTAAGGAGAAAGAGTTACAAGCATTAGATAATAAGTATCAAGAATTATATGCAAAAGCAGATGCAGCCGGTCAAAGTGATAAAGAATTAATAGCTAAACAACAGTCAGAAATTGCAGAGATAAATGGCAAATATGCTAAGATTGAAAGTGATGCTGTATTGAATCAAAAAAATGAACTTAATAAATTAAGAAAAGCAGCTGAAGTAGAATATTTGAATCAGTTGGAAATAATAGCAGAAGAAAATAGACAGCGTTTATTTTCAGAGCAACAAAATGAAATCCAAGCTGTTAATGATAAATATTTTACTCTAGAAGAACAAGCCAAGGGAAATGCTGAACAACTAGCAATTATAGAAACTGCTAAACTAAATGAGATTAATGAAATCAATTTAAAGTATGGTAAAGAAAAAGTAGCTAATGACAAAGCTATTGCTGAAGAACAAAAGAAAATAGATGACGAAAGAGTTAAAAAAATAATCTCAAATATTGACAAAGTAATTGAGATAGCTAAAGCATTTAAAGAGACAATGAGTGCATTGAATGGATTGCTCAATGCTAATGATGAAGAAAGAATTAAGAAGTTAGAAGGTAATGAAGGTGCTCAGAATGAGATTAGAAAGAAAGCATTTAACAGAGAGAAAGCTCTTAAGATATCTGAAGTTATAATCTCAACTGCTAGTGCAATAAGTAAGTCAGTAGCAGCATCACCAGTTACATTTGGTCTACCATTCTCTGCATTCTCTGCTATTACAGGAGCAGCACAAATAGCAGCAATTTCTAAGACTAAGTTTAATTCAGGAGGAACTCCACCAACAGCACCACCACCACCAGGTGATACATCATTAGGAGCAACAGCATCAACATTCACAGCTAATACTAATACTCAACAAACTGATCTTAATAGTCAGAATGTTACAGGTACTAATTTACAGAATATGACTAAGGTAGCAGTATTGGAATATGATATCACTAATGTTCAGAACAAGGTAGCTGTCCAGGAGGTGAAGTCAAGCTTCTAATCCATTTTACTGTAGCTTTATTCCAGAAGTTATCCCCTGTTGAGAAACATCCATTGATAGATATAAATTCTTGAGCTTTATCAATTGACGCTACAGATACTTTTGAATTTACACCTTCTTTAGATGGTACCTGGTAAACATTGCAATAGATTGATTTAATGAAATGATTATCATTCTGCCAATTAATATTATCAAATAGATCAATTAACTTTTGACTATTCATTAGTACAGGTGTATGAGTCTCAAAATTATAAGCAGTAAAGTTGTTATGCTTAAGGAATTCAAGAGTATTACTTTGAGCTATCTTAGTATGTGGTGGATGTTCAGGATTAACAATCAATGGTCCATTATTAATTGCTACATGAGGCTGCCATGATTCACTTAAAAAGAAATCTTTATTCATATAAATAAAATCTCCTCCAATCTTCTTTGCAAAAGTTAAGATTCTATTGGTAACATCACATCCTCTGATGTTATTGTGTTGATTGCATGGTATATTATTGACTCCTTGTATTTCTTTACCTATGGTATATATCTTAGCATCAGGATATAGATGTCTAATAATTTCAATAGATTGAATAATCTCAAAGTCATAAGTGACCTTGCTATGGTATGGATATACAAAAATCATTTCGAACAAATATACATAATAATTATATGCTAAGAGAATTACCATTATATGATATTATAATAGATCTGGATGATCCAGAGACTACAGTGTCATTCAATAGCCTTGTAGCTAATCCAGCTCATGAGAAATCATTTGAGACATTCTCACAAAAGATTGCTTATCAATTCAATGATGAGGAGCAAGTAATAACAGGTGTAGCTATTTCTGCTAATACTCCAATTTTTAGAAGAGATCCAAGTACAGGAGAAGAGTATTATGTAAATTTCTCCCCAGCATCAATTAAGGATATAGTATTTGATTATGCTAGAAGAGAAAACTTTAACAATGTTAATCTTGAGCATAATAGTAAGAGAGTAGTAGATGGTATCTATATGATTATGTCTTATATCATTGATGAGAAAAAAGGATTCACAGCTCCTGAAAGGTTTAAAGATGAGAAAGATGGATCATGGTTAGTATCTTATAAGCTTACTAATAAAGATATATATGATGCTGCTAAAGCTGGTATGTTTACAGGATTCTCAATTGAAGGTGTATTCCAATTACTTGAGACTGGAAAAGGATGGGAACATGAATTCAAAGCAATCTATCAAGAGTTAAAGCAAGTACAGGAATACATAACATTTTACAATGACTATCCTGAAGCTGTAACTAACAATGCAAAGAAAGGAATTGAGCTCAATCAGAAGTATGGAAATAAATGTGCCACAAGGGTTGGTAGATTAAGAGCAACAACTTTAGCTAATAGACAGACTGTCTCAGTTGCTGTTATAAAAAGAATGTATTCTTATCTATCAAGAGCTGAGGAGTATTATAATCCAAGTGATGAATCTGCATGTGGGACTATCTCTTATTTATTATGGGGTGGACCAGCAGCTAAACAATGGACACAAAGTAAACTAAAAGAATTAGGAATTTCCGAACAATAAAATATAATAGAATATGAATAAAGAACTAACTACCATTAAGGAATTGATTGCTGAAATGAAAGCACAATTCTCTAAGTCAGTTGACAAATTTGATACAGCAGTTTTAGCTGATGGTGTAACAACTATTGAGTATGATGCTCTTGAAGTTGGTATGCCAGTTTTTGTTGTTGCAGATGGCGAAAGAATACCAGCTCCTGAAGGAACTCATTCATTGAGTGGAGAACTTGCTGGTGTATCTATTGTTGTTGATGCAGAAGGTATCATAACTGAGGTTATTGATGAAAGACAAAATGAAGGAGCTGGAGAAGTTGTTGTTGAAGAAACAACAGCAGAATCCATGAGTGCTGATCAAGTTGAATCAATTGTAAATGCAAAGCTTGAGTCATTCTCCAAAGCTGTCGAAGGATTGGCAGAAATGACTAAGACTATTGTAGAAACAAATAATACTCTTATCAATGAGTTAAGTAATTTGAAAAGTGAATTCGAGGCTTTCAAAGCTAAACCATCTGTAGAGACAAAAGAAGCTGAAAAATTCAGCAAGGTTGGCAACCTAACAGCTAGACAATTATTCTTAAAAAATTCTAAAATCTAATAAAAATGTCGTTAAAAAAATATTTAAGCACAAAATTTAACTGGGATGTATCTGGTTTAGCAGCTTATGTTGATGAGCAAAGAGAAGACTTAATTGTAAAGTCAGTAACTGAAGCTAGAACATTGCAGTATGTATCAATTCAACAAGGGATTAAAGGATCTCAAGAATTGAAATTAATGGATGATTCAATCATTTACCAAGATGGTGACTGTACAATGACTCCTAATGGTGACACTGTGTTCACTGATAGAGCAATTGCAGTTGAGACTCTTGGTTATATGAAATCTTTCTGTCAAAAAGACTTAGATGGTTTCTGGACTCAGTTAGGTCTTAGACCAGGTGCAATGGCTGAAGATAAAACTCTTCCATTTGAAGCACAAATCATCAGTT